TATAATCTATTTATGACTTTATGTAAGGTGGTCTTCAGTTAAAATCCTAAATTTCAGTTTTCTATCTTTGCAGTACTGTTCTGCAGCCTTGAACTTAGTCATGTTGACTGCATAGGTCTGACACTCTTCTAGATATCTTTTTGTTTTTCGTTTAGGTTCTTTCGGGGGTTTGGTTTGTTTCTTTGGTTTTACTTCGATAATTTCATGAATTGTTTTCCCTTGTGCATTCTCATACTTAATACTAAAGTCAGGGAAGTAACGATGTACCTTATTATCTAGAGGTGAGATGTATGGAATGATGATTTCTTCGGAGGCCCATTCTAATACCTTGGTATTGTTGTCACAATATACCATGAATCTACGTTCCCAAAGACTACGATAGAAGATTTTAGTAGGGTCTCCTTTGTATTTTTTGTAGTTCTTTGGTTTAAACTTTCCGCTATATGATTTTCTCGACATAAATAACTATATATTATAATCTACAGGTATTTATGTATGTCCAAAATCGATAAATTACTGGGTAAAATCAGTAAGGCAAAATCATCATTCAAGTCTTTAAAGGGAAGTCTCAGTGACCTCAGTAGTGCATTAGGTGTTGTTGACACTGATACACTTGGCCAACGGTCAGAACAACTACGAGGTGATTTAGAAAGTCGAAGGAAAGACTTACAAAGTAAAGCAGATGAGATGCGTGGCAAGACCAAAGAGAATAGACAGAATGGTTTGACGATAAATGAACTAACCTTTCCATTCTCTAATGATGATGAAATAGATAATTGGATTGTATTTAGAATACTTCCAAGAGTTGCATTTAAAATAACTGATGCCGAAGAAAAGCTGAGTCAACAAAATGATGAGACTCTTAATGCAACAGAAATTCGACTATATGTTCCCGATGGTTTAAAATCTGACAGTGCAGTTGCCTATGGTAAAGATAATTTTGGAGTATTAAAACGAGAATTACAAAAAATCTTTTCAGGTGGTGAGATAGATGCAGGGGCCATATTGTCTAAAGCGGGGTCTTCAATCAAACGACAACTAATGGGTGGTAAGATTAATGATATGATACAAGGTCGTGCAGTTAATCCCATGGATGAAGTTCTTTTAGATGGGTTAGACTTTAGAGAGTTTACCTTTAACTATGACTTCAATCCTACATCAAAGGAGGAAGCTATAGAAGTTGGTAAAATTATAAACACCTTTAGACGTGCTACACTACCGAACACTAGGGACTTTAATGTTGACACAAAAAATGTTGCTGAGGGGAAGAACCTGCACTTTTATAACTATCCAAACAAATTTCAAGTCTCCTTCGAGGGGCCGATACAGAATCATGTCGATGGGTTCCTCACAATGGTTTGTAAAAATGTCGAAGTTAACCATGATGGTGGACAAAAACTTTCTACATTCTATACTGGTCAACCAGTAAGAACAACAGTAACATTAACTTTTCAAGAAATTGTTGTACTTACTCAACAGAATTACGACAATATATCTGCAATTAACAACAGTGCAAGAACATATAATGACGAAGAATTTGGTGTCAGAAACACTGATTATGACCCACCAGCTGGTACACCTGAAAGTGGAGGGAACGGATAATGTCTAATAAAATGTTTAGTAATTTTTCGGAAGTTCAATACACACTTGGTACAGGTAAGATTGTTACCATTAAGGATTTCTTTAAGAAAGCCTCTGTTGAACAGGAATCACTTTGGGGAGTTGTTGACTATACCTTCTATCAATTAGAAGATGGGGAGAGACCCGATATAGTTGCAAATAAACTTTATGGTGATTCAGATTTACATTGGACACTATTTCTTGTAAATGATTTTGCAACTTACGGTGATTGGCACAAGGACAGTGTAACATTAGAAAACCATATGTTAAATAAATATAAAGGACAATGGTTGAATGCAGATTTAGTATCAGACTTGATGACATCATCTACAAATAAGTTCTTAATTGGTGAAGAGATATACGAGACATCAAATACAAATGTCACTGGTAATATCACGGATGTGGATTTAACTCGGAAGAGAATTTCCGTTGTTGGGGATGTGTTCTCTGCAAATTCAATTACTAGTAAAACTAGTGGTACTGAGATTAATAACATCTTTACCAACAGAACTTTTACACCTTCATCTGTAGTAAATAAACGAGATGGTGTTCATCATTGGGTAGTGACAGACAGTACAGGACTTGAATACAAAGTTCATAACGAACCTACGGCCGAACTTACATCCAATCCACCTACAGCTGTAGCAGTTACTTACCAAGACCATGAGTATAATCTAAACGAAGAGAAGAGAAGTATTAAGATTATCAGACCTTCAGTAATCAACCAAGTTGTTACCGAATTTGAAGAATTGATGAGAAACTAATGAGTCAACAAACAGAAACCGCAGGTAAAATTTGGTTTGAAGCCATAGACCTTATAAATCAAGAAGGTCAAGTCGTTGATATTCAAGAACTGGTTGTGCAATTTGATTTGTATGAGAGTATATACAATAAATTTGTAACAGCAAGAATGGTTATTGCCGATGGTGTTAATCTACTTAAGAACTATAGAGTTAATGGTCAAGAGTTTATTCGCATTTCCTGTAAGATGGATGATGGTGAAAGAGTTTCGGATGCAGACTACTCAATAGACAAGACATTTCAGATTCATAAAATACATAATGTTAAAAGGAAGGGTGTACTAGAAGCCTACGAAATAGAGTTAGTCTCTCCAAGACAGTTTTACACACTAAGGTCAAGAATAAGTAGAAATTATCGTGGAACTTATAATGATATCCTTGTGCATCTACTAACAAAGGAGGGGTCTTTCAAAGTAGATGAATTTGATTATGCACTTCCCACATCTCCTGAAGTACAATTCATTGTTCCAAACTGGACAATAGACAAGACAATAGATTTTATATGTCAACAGGCAGACTCAACAACTGCAGAGGGTGATGGGGCTCCTGCATTTCATAGAGGGTTCTTCTTCTTCCAATCACTTAATGGTGGTTTTAGATTTATGGACATAGATGGGATGATGAAATTAGAACAACCTGCAACATTTACTTATGGTATTACACAAGACAAAGAAAATCCTCAAGATAAAAACTTTCAGATTATAGATTTTCACAACCCACAACTATTTGATACACTTGAGGGAACCAAGTCGGGGATATATTCAGGAAGACAGATGACTTATGACCCAATTCTAAAACTAGAGATGGAGACACATCACGATATAGGGGAAGTGTATAATAGAAAGAATCATTTAGGTCAGGCCCCGATGATTAGAACTACTACAAATACAAATGGATTCTTTGAAACTACAAAAACAACTGGTTCAGTTGGTGACTCAATTGAATTGCAAACTACAGATGCAAACTATTCCCCCAATAGGTCTATTGGAAGTGCATTAAAGGTATCTACTAAGATGGTTCATGCACATAGTAATGCAAGTGAGTACACATCGGATGAAAATATTGCATCTTATGATAGTGGAGCAGATACACCAGCTGGATTTGAACGAAATGCAATGCATCACATACTTGCACAACATAGACTTGAAGTCACTGTTCCATTCAGAACAGATTTGACTGTAGGAACAGTAGTAAATCTAATCATACCATCAAGTGGTTCAGGACTCAACTCGGTTGATGATGGTTTGAATGACCATAGATACCTTATAACAGATTTAAGAGTTGCAGGTGACCCGATATCTCAAGAAGGTATTACTGTTATGGGTGTTTGTAAAGAATCTTATGCAAAACGGATTGAAGATGTTAATCCACTCTTGTTAAGAAAAATAGAGGGAAGAGAATAATGGAAACATTTTATGGTGTAGTTGAAGACAGACACGACCCTATGATGGTTGGAAGAGTACGAGTTCGTATTCACGGCCTGCATTCAGAAGAGAAGACTCAGATTTCAACACCCGACCTTCCATGGTCTACTGTAATTCTTCCTACAACCTCTGCAGGGTTAACAGGATTCGGAACACAACATGGTCTTGTGGAAGGTTCGAGTGTTTATGGATTCTTTAGAGATGGTAAGAGTCAACAAGACCCTGTAATCACAGGAGTTGTTGCAGGTATTCCTGTTCAAGGATACAAGAAAGATGCAAATGGAAACCTTATAAAACGAAAGGTTACTATAGGATTCAGTGACCCAAGACGATTGACAACGAGTGAGTATACAGGAACCCCCGATGGTACCACACCCTCACACAACCCAAGAAGAACATATGGTCTCACTGCATCTTTAGAAGATGCACCTCAAATTCCTGATGAAAGAAAGACCCCGTTGAATTACGGGCCATGGGTTGTCCGAACAGGGAACGTCATCACAGAGCCTACAAAGACTCAGGAAGACGATAAACCATATTACCCATATTATACTGATGCTCCTGATTATTCTCCTTACGCACGAGGTGAGGGAGACTACACCGATAGGGATTTTGGATTCAAGGGGTCGAACATATCATATGTTTCTAAAGCAGACCCAAAATACCCGTACAACAAAACTGTGTTCACCGAATCAGGACACTTACTAGAGTTAGATGATACACTAGGTGCAGAAAGAGTTTCCGTTGCACATAGGTCAGGAACCTTTCATTCAATAGAACCCGATGGGTCTGAGATGACACGAATCGTCAATGACCGTTACACTGTAGTGTGCAAAAATGACGAAGTCTATATCGGTGGAAATGTTAATGTAAAAATAATGGGTAATGCCGATATCAAAGCCTTTGGTGATGTGAATCTAAAAGGTTACGGAAAAGGAACACTAGACTTTACAAATGATGTAGAAATTAAAGCTGGTGGAAACATGACACTGTCATCAGCAAAAAAACTTAAACTCTCAGCACAAGTAATCGAATCATAATGTCTGTTAACCCATATCTTGGAGTAAAGGTTACGGCAGGAATGGTAGTGGCCGAGACAGCAAAGGCACTCAC